ACGCATATAAGACCTTTTAAAAAGTTAAACGGGCGGAGTTGCCCCACAAGCTGCCTGTAAGCAAGCAGCTTGTAGAGTGCTCTACGCTAGAGCTTAGAGATAGTCATCTGGGTCAATGCCCAGTTCTTCGCATTTGGCGAAGAACTCTTCGCGTGCGATGAGAAGTTCCATCGGATCAGGAGCTGAACCGAAGTTAGCTTCAGGCTCGTTGTCAGTGATAACGAGTTCCATACATTCGTCTGAATTGAAAATACGCATATAAGACCTTTTGAAGTTTGTTTGAAGACAAGAGCGCTTCGGATTAGGCTCACGCATGTAAGCCCAAGGTCGAAGTGTTTTAGAAGAGGTGATACTTGACTACGACGCGGCGAAGTACGCCGACGATCAGTGCAGTCAGAGTTGCTTGGATAGCTCCGTCAGAGGAACCTCCGTGTACGGCTAAGAGAATTAGCCAAACACCCAGTTCCAAAAGGAATGGGTGTTGGAGTGCTAGCTTAATCCAGTAGGTCCCAGCGCTTCGCAACATGTGCAAAGCGCCGCCAGCTACGACCAGCGCTTCGAGGATCATGCTGTCACCGGAACTGGTTTCTTGAACCAACCAGTTACCTTACTGGTAACTGACGTGAGTGCGATGTTGCCAGACACTAGGCCCGATGTGGCCCAGCCAGCTATGGTCGAAGTTATGAGCAGCATGATGACGCAAAGGAGGTAGGCAACGAATCCGAGGAACCCGCCACCGATCATTGCGAGCAACATGTTGGCTGCAAGAGCACCGTAGTAATAGGTACCAGCTGATGCAAACAGACCAGCAACAAACCCAATGATGCGACGAGTCCAACTCGGTGCGAGGTCCTTCACATCTTCGATTGCAGCCGCGTGAACTTCGTCGGGCTCCGACTCGAACGTCTGAGTAGCTTTGCGAGCGGCGTGTTCCGCACGGGCAGCTTCGAGCTTAGTTTGGGTAGTAGAAGATTTAGACATGATATTTCCTTAAGTTAAGTGAACAAGAACAACGAGAACAAAACAGTGAACCTGACGCAGGGAACTGGGGCAGGGGCCCCGGTTCCCTGCGTTGCATGATTAGTCGCAACGCGTGGCCGAGGCCCGGTTGCCAGTGCGGGTCTTGCACCAGCGTTGACCGGAGCGGTCAACGTAGTAGGTGACCACGGGCTTGGGCTCAGGCCGGACAGTCTTGATGTAACCGATACCACACTTGAGTGCGGCGTACTCGGCCACCTCACGGGCGTGGTCGTCGGGAACCACGGGTGTATCCATGGGTGGGTACTCTGGGCACTCTGACAGTGGTGTAAGTTCCACGTCAGGTGTATGCGGTGCTGCTTGCGCACTGCGAAGCTGAGTGACCTCAGCGCGTAGTTGCGCCAGTTCCTCTTGCAGAGTATCAACGAGGGTAGACAAGGTAGCGACGGTATGTTTCACGGGGTATCCTTTCCGGATGAGTTAGAGATACAACCGTGAACCTGAAGCAGGGAACTAGGGGGGACCCGCTTGCGGGGGGAACCTGGTTCCCTGCTGCTGCTAGCAAAGCGGATGATTCACACATACGGACGAACTTCGTGTTGGGCCCGAGGCGAATCCGAACCGGGGTACCCTTTTCGACGGGCCCGGGTAGGAGACTCACGCGCCCCTAAGCACCAAAAATTTATCAAAAATTTTCTCAGCAACTTTTCACCTCGATTCTCTATAATCGACGCCCTATGGCCAGAACCGATTCCCTCAAACACGCCACCACATCCAATACGTACAAAGGTGCGGCGAGCATCTCTGCCGACAAACCGTTGACAGAGATGCAGCGCGAGTTCGTAAAAAACCTCGCAGCCGGTGAGACAGCAAAAAATGCGTACCTCCGTGCGGGGTACAAACTTTCTGATGCGGCCTCTATGGGGGCCAGGTCCTACATCTACCGCATGCTGGAGATGCCCAACATCAAACGGGCGCTGGCGATCGAACAAGAGGCCTACGCCAAGCAGTCCAACATGACGAAAAAGAAGGTCATGGACGGCCTGCTCGAAGGGATCGAGATGGCCAAGCTCATGTCTGAGCCCATGACCATGATCAGCGGGTGGCGGGAGGTGGGCAAATTGTGCGGTTTTTACGAGCCGACACGCCACAAGGTCGACATTTCGGTCAACGGGACCCTGGTTTTGGAGCAAATGAACTCGTTATCGGACGAGGAGCTCTTAAAACTCATCGAAAACGGTACCGCGCAGGCCCTTTTACCGTCCTTGGAGGCTCCGAGTGACCCAGGTTGACCCCAAGGTAGCTGCCCAGGCCGAAATGGCCTCCAGGGTGCTCTCAAAACGTCGATTTTTGCCCTTTGTGAAGCGTATGAACGACCAGTATCAGGCTGGTTGGGTGCATGAAGATATCTGCAGCAGGCTTGAGAAGTTCTCAGATGATGTCCGTGACAAGAAATCACCTCGCCTCATGCTCCTGATGCCTCCGCGACATGGGAAGTCAGAGCTCGCCTCACGCAGCTTCCCCGCATGGCACCTCGGTCGGTTCCCAGATCATGAGTTCATTGCGTGCTCGTACAACATGGACCTCGCCGTGGACTTCAGCCGCAAGGTGAAGGCCATTCTTGAGGACCCGAGCTACCAGAGCATCTTCCCTGAGACCAAACTCGACCCGGATAACCGCTCAGCGGAGAAGTGGGTGGTGCATGGCAAGCGCGGCGGGTACGTGGCTGCCGGTGTGGGCGGCGGCATCACGGGCCGTGGTGCCCACGTGCTCGTCATTGATGACCCGATCAAGGCCGCTGAGGACGCGGACTCGTCAGACAACCGTGAGAAGCTGTGGCAGTGGTATCTGTCCACCGCGTACTCACGGCTGGCCCCCGGTGCCGGCGTGTTGATCATTCAGACCTGGTGGCATGACGACGACCTTGCAGGGCGGCTGCAGACGATGATGCGCACCGGGTCAGAGGACCGGTTCGTCGACCAGTTTGACGTGGTGAAGTACCCGGCCATCGCCGAGGCGGACGAGTACCTGAACCTCACCACGAACCTCATCGAGTACGACGCGCCCCCGGAGGACCCCCACCGGCTCCTTCGCTCCAAGGGCGAGGCGCTGCACCCGGCCCGGTATGACCTGGACAAGCTCCTGCGCATCAAGGCGCAGAACAAGGGCGGGCGGTGGTGGTCAGCGCTGTACCAGCAGAACCCGGTGCCTGACGACGGTGGGTACTTCGAGAAGAGCCAGTTCAAGCGCGCCCTGGCCCCCTCACACAAGAAGTGCAACGTGTTCATCGCGTGGGACTTCGCCATCTCAGAGCGCAAGCACAACGACTACACGGTCGGCACCGTCGGCATACAGGATGACGACGATGTGCTGCACATCGTGGACCAGGTACGGTTCCGAAGTGGCGACGCGTTCTTCATTGTTGACAGCATCCTGACACTTGTCTCCAAGTGGCATAATCCGAGTCTGCAACTTGGGTTCGAGGACGGTCAGATTTACCGCAGCCTCGAAGCTCTATTGAAGAAACGGATGAGAGAACGACGCGTGTACCCTTCCATCACAGTCCTGAAACCGCTGACTGACAAACTGACCCGTGCCCGTGCGCTCCAAGGACGCATGCAGCAGGGGATGGTGTCGTTCACGACCCAGGGTGACTGGTACGACTCCTGCAGACAGGAGATGCTGAGGTTCCCAGCCGGAGCTCATGACGACCAGGTGGACTCACTTGCCTACGTGGCCAGCATGGCTGTGGGCCGCGAGCCGCCAGCGAAACCCCGACAACAGAAGGACCCATCATGGCGCGACAAGCTCAGTTTCAGCTCCAGCAGCTCGTTCATGGCGGCGTAGCATGAGCTGCCCCTCCTTCATCGCCCAGTCCATGGCCCTGCGCACGGCCACGCACCTTGCCCACCTCAGCACGAAGTCCTACGCGCACCACAAGGCCCTGAACCACTTCTACGACGACCTGCTCGACTTGATCGACAAGTACGCGGAGATTTACATGGGGCTGGAAGGCCCAATCACGAAGTGGCCCAGCGCAGAGCTGCCCACCGGCTCCCCGGTTGAGATGCTCGAAGAGTACCTCGGGGTGCTTGCCGAGGAAGAAGCCGAGGACCACGACAGCCAGGCGCTCATCGGCGTGCTCGCTGAGCTCGAAGAGCTGACAGCCCGCACGATTTACAAACTCCGTTTCCTAAAGTAGGCCCGCTATGCCAGTTGATACCGCCCTCTGCATGAAGCAGTACGCCCGTTTTAGTTGGGCCCGGGACAATGGGCATGCCCAGTTCGTCCAGAAAGCGGAGAAGTGCGACGCCTTTTTCCGTGGGGACCAGTGGGACGCCAAGGACAAGAAGGCCCTTGAGGCCGTGCGCCGGCCAGCGCTGACGATCAACAAGATTATCAGCGCCGTGGCCAACGTGATGGGTGAGCAGATTTACAACCGCTCCGAGATCAGTTTCAGGCCACGGTCCGGCGCCCCGGCTGAGACCGCTGAGACCTTGTCCAAGGTGTTCAAGCAGATCAGCGACAACAACCAGCTCGACTGGAAGCGCAGCGACATGTTCGCCGATGGGATCATCACCTCACGTGGCTTCCTTGACGTGCGCATCGACACCTCGGACTCCATGCAGGGTGAGGTGCGCATTGACCACCTGAATCCAAAGAACGTCATCATCGACCCTGACGGTGAGGAGTACGACCCAGACACCTGGGGTGAGGTGTTCACGACGAAGTGGGTCACTGCAGACGACATCGCCGTGCTGTACTCCACTGAGGACGCTGAGTACCTGCGCAACCGCGAGCAGAGCTTCTTCCCCTACGGCTACGACTCCATCCAGGCGTTTCGTGACCGCTTCGGCGACCGGTTCAACCCGATGTACAACGGGGACTATGACAACTCCAGTGTCATGAAGAACATCCGCCTCATCGAGCGGCAGTACCGCTTGCTGAACAAGCAGAAGCACTTCGTCGACCCGAGCACCGGGGACATGCGCCCGGTACCTGACAACTTCGACCGCAACCGCATCGCCCACATCGTCCAGAACTACGGGCTCAACGTCACAGACAAGCTGGTCCGGCGCATCCGCTGGACGGTGATCGCTGACAACGTGCGCCTGCACGACGACTGGTCCCCCTACAAGCACTTCACCGTGGTACCGTACTTCCCGTACTTCCGCCGTGGTACCACCATCGGGCTCGTGGAGAACCTCATTGGCTCACAGGAGCTGCTCAACAAGGTCACGTCCCAAGAGCTGCACGTGGTGAACACCACCGCGAACTCGGGCTACAAGGTGCGCGCGGGCAGCCTGTCCAACATGACCGTGGAGGAGCTGGAGCAGAAGGGTGCGCAGACCGGCCTCGTCATTGAGGTGAACGGAGACCCT